TTAAAGGTGTTGTAGATGCTTACGGATGGGACAGGGCAAAGGTTGAATTTCCAGAGATACGAACTCTATTACAGAACTTAGGCTTGGGAGCTAGAGACCTATTTGGTGAGGACTTCTGGGTGCGACAGACTGTAAATTTAAATAGAGATAGTATTCAAAAAGATTTTGTTGTTACTGATGTTAGATTTATTAACGAAGCTAAAGCTATTAAACTAATTCCTAACTCACAGATATGGCGTGTTATTCGGCCTGGGGTAGAGGCGGTCAATGGGCATGTGTCAGAGACCGAGATGGATAATTGGAAGTATGACCAGACCTTCTTTAATGCAGGTACAATAGAGGACCTAAAAACAACTATTGCTGTAAGGATGCGGGATTTAAGATGATGCAGTATTGGTCTTGGGTATTAGCCACAATTGGTGTTACAGGTATATTTTTTGTAGGACGAAAGGCTATTTGGGGTTGGCTTCTACTTCTTTTTAATGAGTGCCTATGGATTATCTATGCAGTAACAACTGAGCAATACGGATTCATTGTTGCTGCTCTTGCCTATGCTGTTGTATACGTTAGGTCTTACATTCATTGGTCTAAAGATAGAGTCAACGAGCTACCCCTGTGACATTTACTGGCACCCTTCTACCTTACCAACCCGAAGCCGTCGACAAGATGTGCGAGCGCGGGAGGGTTCTAGTTGCCTACGACCTGGGTTTAGGTAAGACCGTGTTAACCATCGCCGCTATAGAAAGGCTGATGGATACCAAGAAAGTAAAAGAGCCTGGTCTTATAATTTGTCTATCCTCATTGAAATACCAATGGGCTGGACAGATTGAGAAATTCACAGGTGGAACTTCACGCGCTTTGGTTATTGATGGAACGCCAAAGAAAAGAGCAGAGCAGTACGCCGAAGCTATGGACTGGCGGAATACGGGGATTGATTACATCATCCTTAACTACGAGCAGGTTGTTAATGACTGGGATACCATCAAAGACCTACCAAGAGGATTCGTTGTCCTCGATGAAGCCACAGCCATTAAGTCCTTCAAATCCAAACGTTCCCGAGCAGTAAAGAAGTTAATCAATGCGCCGTATAGATTTGCACTCACTGGTACTCCGATTGAAAATGGCAAGCCTGAAGAGCTGTATAGCATTATGCAGTTCGTTGACGCCAGCGTACTTGGTAGGTTTGATATCTTTGACGCTGCTTTTATCGTAAGAAACTCTTGGGGAGCGCCCCAGTACTACCGCAACCTATCTACTCTTCACACTAAGATGAAGGAAGCCTCTGTACGTAAGGCACAGAAGGACCCAGATGTTGCACCGTATCTTCCAGATACAATTCACAAAGACCCTATGCATATTGTTTTTGACAGGGCATCATCCAAGTTATACACACGCATAGGTCAAGACTTACTATCTGACCTTGATGAGGCGCACGAGCTTTTTGGTTCTAATTTCAACATCATGGCTCACTACGGTATGGAGTCTCGTCGTGGTGGTCCTGAGGATGAGATGCGCGGTCGCATCATGTCCAAGATTGGCGCACTCAAGATGCTGTGCTCTCACCCAGACTTATTAAAGACTAGTGCTACAAAGTTTAAACTAATGAGTGGAGAGGGTTCTTCATACATTGCAGAGCTCGTAGATACTGGTGCTTTAGACGGGTGCAACCGCTCACCTAAATTAGATTACCTAACGCAATATGTTAAAGAGTTCTTAGACCAAAGCGACGATAACAAGGTTGTTATATTTGCTACCTATGTTGATATGTTAGATATGGTTGAAGAAGCTTTAGGTCCTGAAATTTGTCGCAAGTACTCTGGGAGGTTAGATGCTAAAACTAAAGAACGTAACAAAATTGACTTCAATACTAATCCCGATGTACGCGTACTTATTAGTTCTGACGCTGGGGGCTACGGTGTGGACCTTCCTGCTGCTAATCTGCTTATCAATTATGACCTCCCTTGGTCTTCAGGCAGTGCGACGCAAAGGAATGGCCGAATCCAAAGAGCGTCCTCTACCTGGCCCTCAATCGTAATTCAAGATTTAATTATCTCTGGCTCTATTGAAGAGCGCCAGCACGAGATGCTTCAACAAAAGTCTTCTGTAGCCAACGCCATCATTGACGGCGAGGGCATTGAAGATGGTGATAAGATATCCATGACCGTTGACAGCCTCAGGTCCTACCTGACGAACGCCAACGTTTAATGCCCCATAGCTCAGTTGGCAGAGCATCGCACTGTTAATGCGAGTGTCCCTGGTTCGAGTCCAGGTGGGGCAGCGATGCGGTTGTAGCTCAGTTGGTAGAGCGGCACCTTGCCAAGGTGCAGGTCGCGAGTTCGAGCCTCGTCAACCGCTCCATTCCCCTCTCGTCTAACGGTAGGACAGAGCACTCTGGATGCTCTAATTGTGGTTCGAATCCATGGGGGGGAGCTTTACACCCAACGATAATCGTTGGGCATGTACACTTATAGGATGCCTAACTCACCTAAGACTCCTACGCGTACTATTCGCGTATCAGACCAGCTGTGGACAGCGGTCCAGAAGAAAGCTGCAGCTGAAAAGGTTACAGTGACCAGCATTATTATCGAAGCCCTTGAAGATTATATTAAAGTAGATAATTAAATGGGAAAGCACCTAGATAAGATTGCTAAGGCGCTAGCTCAACGTCAAGCAGCTGCGCCAAACGGCTCAGGTTACAAAAAGCCAGGCTCTATGAATAAGAAAAAAACTGGCTACCGTGGCGTAAAGGCTAATAACGCAAAGTAACTTGACAGCCGTCTAGTCATCCATTAAGTTCTACCTAACAGCTAAACGTTAGGAAACTTATGAACACAGATGCCATCAAAGAAGACATACGCCAGTTTAAGGCGTTGAAAGATAATGTCGACCTGCTTACAAAGCGTCAAGCAGAGATTAAAAAAAGATTAACAGAAAGTATTGACGAGTTCGGTACTGAAGATGAGCGCGGACATATCGTTCTTGCAGTAGAAGATGCAGAACAGATTATGAAACAGAAGCGCGTAACTAAAAACCTTGATATCAATGCAGCAGAGATTATCCTTAGTAAAAAGGGTATTAAAGATACGTGCATTAAGATGGTTCCAACATTAGATGAGTCAGCAATTATGGCTGCGTTTTATAACGGACACCTTACTGAAGAAGATATCGATACTATGTTCCCACCAAAAGTTTCTTACGCATTTATTGTAGGTAAGAGTAGTGGACGAGATTGATAACCTATTCTCTGACCTAGATACTTACTATCCAGGTAGTAAGAAAAAGCGTAGAGAGACCAAACCAAAAAACAAACGCGCAGTAAAAGATGATTCCGACTGGACATCCAACGCTGTGTTTAGAAAACTTCCTTCTGGAGAACTACACGAGTTTTATCAGGTGGGTGCTTTGGCACAGGCACTAGGTAGGCCCCTTGTAACAATCCGTTACTGGATTAAACAAGAGTACATACCTCAGGCTCCATATCGCCTATCTGATAAAGAAACAAAAAATGGCGAAAAGATGAGAGGGCGTAGGTTATACTCACGTGCTCAAATTGATGCGATAGTAGAACTGTTTGGAAAGGCTGGACTCCTAGATAAAACTAGGATACAATGGCCTAACCAGCAATTGACTAACGCAATCGCTGAGGCTTGGCAGAACATAAAGTCCGCCGAGCTTAATCTATGAATCAAACGAAACTAAGGAGAAATGCCCTATGGCAATCGACCGTACCGACGAGTACATGCCAGCAACAGACGCGTTTTCAACAACAGCTGTTGATGACCGTCCAGCAACACCAAGCAGCAATGCAGTTCAATCAGGTTGGGCAGCAGCAGAACAGCTGACAACCGCATCAGGTGACTTCCCAACTGAGTTTAAGTTCAGTGATGGTGAGTTCACCGTTATCAAGTTCATTGACCAAACTGGTCCTTTCGCTATCTACAAGCAACACTTCCTACAACAGAAGACTGTTGGCAAGAAGTCTTACGTCTCACTTGGACCTAACGACCCATTGTGCACAAAGCTCGGAAGCAAGCCTGAAGATAAGCGTGCTTTCACCATCGCAGTTATCACCCCGTCAGGCGTAGTACGTCAGATGTTGGTTGCAAGTCCACGTCTCTATAAGACCCTACACTCAGCAGAGTTCTCCCCACAGGGACCTTTGACTAAGAACTACTGGGCTATTAGCCGCACTGGAAAGATGCAGCAAACTGTCTACCACCTACAAGCAATCAAGGCTCGCGACCTTGCAGAGGACTGGGGCATTGACCCAGCTTTTGCTGAGGCTGAAGTAGCAAAGATTGAGCCTTACACACGCTCCATCATTAAGGAGCACACATGGGAAGAGCTAGAAGAAATCGCTAATTCCCTTCTTTAATCACTAGTGCTAGGCTGGGGGCAACACGTGCAACGCCCCCAGCCTTCACTTATTTTTAGGATGCGATGAACATAATAACTACTAAAGAGCAACTCGATGAGATGGTTGCCTATTACTTGAAACAAGATGCCTTTGCTTTTGACTGCGAAACTGTTGGACCACGTAGAGGTGTGTCCGTTGTTAATGAGATTATGTGGCTTAGCTTTGCTACATATGGTCGTGGTGATGTTATTCCTTTAGGTCACCCAAATGGTGAACTGGCTGAAGTTATTAAGCCGCTTACTGGACAAGGTGCTAAGAAGGCTGAAAAAGGCCTAAAGCTTAATGACGTTGACTACTCAAAAAATAAAAAGCTACACACACATGTTTTTACAGAGCCACCTAAGCAGTTACATCCAGCAGAGGTGTTTACTGCACTGCGTCCGCTGTTCTTCAGCGACATGCTAAAGATTGGTCATAACTTAGTATTCGACCTTTGTTCCATCACCAAATACTTTGATGGTCAGGTCCCTGCTACTCCATACTTTGACACCATGGTTGGCTCTTTTGTATACGACAACCGTAATAAAAATAAGTGTGGCCTTGATGACTGCTTAAAGCGTGAGTTGGGCTATGAGATGGAGAAGGGTGTTGGTGCTCAGGTAGAGGTTCACCCATTTAGCATTGTTGCTAAGTATGCCTACCTAGATGCTAAGTACACCTTCATGTTATGGAAGGTTGTTAAAGAAAAGATTGCAAAGGCTGGCGTAGAGAACATCATGGCATTAGAGATGGATGTTCTACGAGTGCTGTGCGATATGAAACTTGCTGGCGCACCTATTGACCAGGATGCTTTGGCTGCTTTACATGTTCAACTAGAAGCAGACATTGAAAAGGCAAGAGAAGATATCTATAGAACTGCTGGTGTTGTATTTAATATTAACTCCAACAGAGAGAAGCAGTACCTCTTGTACTCCCCACAGCCTTCAGGTCGTGGGTTGAAACCAAAGATTTATACAGGTAAAGGTATTAAGAAAGAGGCCGAAGGTAAGGAGTTAACCGTAGAGGACTACTCCGTATCAGCCGAGGCGCTTGAGCCGTATAGAGATAAGGACCCACTTGTTAAGGCAATGCTTGAGTATGCAGACCTTAATAAGTTGTTAACCACATACGTAATCCCATACCTAGGAGGAGAAGTTGTTAGAACTACAGGCGGTAAATCAAAGGTCGAGTATAGAGATAGTCTCCTCGTCAACGGTAAAGTACACGGTGACTTCATCCAGCACGGAGCGGAGACAGGAAGATTCTCAAGTCGTAACCCTAATCTACAGAACGTCCCCAACCCAGCCACCGCGCATGGTAAAGCTATCCGAAACCTCTTCTACGCTCCAGAAGGTTACAAGCTGGTAGTTGCTGACTACTCACAGATTGAGCCACGTGTTATTGCATCAATGTCTAACGACCCTATTATGAAGAAGAACTACCTAGAAGGTGGGGATATCTATACAACTGTAGGTGATGTCATGGGCGTAAACCGTGCAGCAGGTAAGGTGCTTGTTCTTTCTATGGCCTACGGCGTAGGGCCAGACAAGATTGCCCGTTCAATTGGTTGTTCGATAACTGAGGCTAGAGGATTGCTAAGTAGCTTCGGTGATAAGTTCCAGAACGTTAGCGCCTATCGAGCCAAGGTTATTGGGGTTACTAGAAAGGCTGGATTTGTATCCACCGTACTAGGTCGTAAGCGTTACTTACCAGAAATAAACAGCAGGAACCCAGGTGAGCGTGCTGGTGCTGAGCGTCAAGCGTTCAATACCCGTATCCAGGGGTCTGCTGCTGACATCATGAAACTTGCTATGATTAGAGCGCATGAGTTAATACCAGAAGGTGCAAGCCTCCTCCTTACCGTTCACGATGAGTTGGTGACTATAGCTCCTGATAATTTAGTTGATGAAACTAGAGAGGCAATTAGAGAAGCTATGGAAGGCATCAACCTACTAGATATTCCACTGATAGCAGACCTTGCTGTCGTGCAGAGATGGGGAGAGGCAAAATGAGTTTTATGCGTAAGTGGTTTAACAAACGCGAAGAGCCTTATGACATTGAGTATTTTAAAAAAGATATTCCCCTAAGCACTATCGCTAGATGGTACGTATACGATACGGAACTAGGGGAGCCCAACGACGTAGTAGAGTTCATTGGTCTTAATAAGGCTAGCGCCGAGGGTGATGAAAAGGAACGTGAAGACAGCGACCTGCGTTTAGATAACATTGAGTACCTGCTTCCCTACCTACACGCAATTGCTGATATCGCAGCCGACGTTATTACTGGGGTACAGGTAGATGAGATTGTCAAAAGGAACCCTGATGACAAAGAAGAAATTGAGCGTGAACTAGACACCATGAAGGTGCTATATAAAGTTGTTAGCTTATCCGCTATTATTGGGGCCTTCGCCTCTGCTATGGAGATTGGCTTAATTGAGCCAGGGGAAATACAGGAAGCGGAATGGGAGAAAAGGATATTAGATGAGCAGTAATTGGTGGGCAAATAAGTTAGGTACGCAAGCGCCTCAACAGCCACAACGACAAGGTGTTGTACAACCACAACCAGCAACCTATGTACAGTCGCCACAGCCACAGTATCCACCAACACAGCAGATGACACCGCAAGCTGAGCGTTGTCCAGGCTGTGGTAGCAATAACTATGGTGGCGCTACTCCAGAGTCTAGAAAACGATGTTACGATTGCGGATATCCAATAGTCCAATCAGGTAGTGGCATGGGTAGAGGTATCGTTTCAGGTCAACAAAGTGCAGGTGCACCGCAACCATCAAGACAAGTCCAGGCAGGCGGATGGAATCCAAATGTCATTATCGGAAAGATTGAATAATGAAAAACGCAGAACTAATTAAAACTATTGCCAGCATTAATAAAAAGTATGGAGACGGAACTGTTGTATTAGGTTCAGAAATTATTGAACAGCCTCCTCGTTTTACTTCAGGCTCTCTAGCCTTAGACGTGTCTCTTGGTGGCGGATGGCCTGCTAACCAATGGCATGAACTAATTGGAGAAGCCAGCAACGGAAAGACTGCTATTGCATTAAAGACTGTAGCAGCAAATCAAAAAGCAAACCCAGACTTCACTACTGTATGGGTTGCTGCTGAGCAGTGGGTAGATAGTTACGCAACTATGTGTGGCGTAGACACCTCACGTGTTTACGTAGTGTCAACTAATATTATGGAGGAAGCGTATGAAGCCGTTATCCAACTTACAGAAAGTAGAGCGGTTGATTGTATTGTTCTTGATTCGCTACCTGCCTTGGTCCCTACAGCAGAGGACGATAAGGAGATGGAGGAATCTACTGTAGGTCGCGGCGCCCTCCTTACTAACAAGTTCTTCCGTAAGGTAGGCAAGGCATCTAAGCGCTCCCTTGTAGAGGAGGAGCGTCCCTTTATCGGAATTATTATTAACCAGTGGCGCTCAAAGATTGGCGTCATGTATGGAGACCCACGCACTACCCCAGGTGGTCTAGGCAAGGATTACGCCTTCTTTACCCGCTGCGAGGTCCGTCGAGATGAGTGGATTGAGGTTGGTACAGGCCAAGAAAAGCGCCGTGTAGGACAGTCAATTAAGGTCCGAGTCCTAAAGAACAAGTCAGCAGCCCCTTCCCAGGTCTCTACCTTTGACTTCTACTTTGCAGATGGTGGGCATATCCCAGCTGGCGAGATTGATTTTGCCAAGGAGATTATGGCCATGGGTATCCTTAATAAGGTAATCAAGCGCACTGGCGCCTATTACAACTATGGGGATAGAAAGTGGATGGGACAAGATGGTATGCTTAGCGCTATACGGGAAGAGATTGACCTTAAGGAACTACTTGAGCGCGACGTACTAGATGCCATACGGGCAGGTTCTAAGTTCGTAGCCGATGAAGAGTAAAGGCCAGAAGGAGTCTAAGAAGCACGAGGAGCGATTGGCAAAACTTGTCGGTGGTAAGCGTAATGCTGCCAGCGGTGCGTTTTGGAGTCGTAAGGGTGATGTTAGGTCTAAGGACTTGTTAATAGAACACAAGTGGACTGGCAAAGCTCAGGTAACTGTCAAGGCAGCAGTACTAGAAAAGATTGTTAACGAAGCCATCGTTGATAGTCGGATACCCGTCCTCGGATTCAGTCTAAACAATAGTAATTATGTATTGCTTACTGAAGATGACTTTCTGGAAATGCGCCAGAATCTTCAGGAGCATAATTGTTCAACGACGCAGGGCACGTAGAGGGCTGGCGACACAACGCTAAGTGTCGTGGCATGGATACCGAGCTTTGGTTTCCTCCACGTGACAAAACTAAATATAGAAAAATAGCAGAAGTATCCAAGGGCGTATGCTTTGGTAAAGATGGTTTACCAGAGTGCCCTGTACGCAAGGAATGCCTGCTGTACTCCGAACAGATGGATGAACAGCACGGTATCTGGGGTGGCCTTAGCCACCGTGAACGCAACGCGCTAAAACGTAAATTAAAAAAAGATGGAACCACTTTAAAGGAACACCTATTTGATGATAAGGTCTAGGCATGAAAGCATCGAAACCACAAGAAATAACAGGGGCACTGAAAGCATTTGTAGACGTGTCTAGAAAGAAAACACGTGTATTAGGCTCACTTGAGCGTCACCTAATTGCAAAGCCAAAAGACCTAAGCCGTCGCACAGACGTGCTACATCCCTCTGACATGGTTAAAAAAGAGTGGTGCCACAGAGCTTCCTACTATCATCTAATGGGTAAAGCCCCAGTATCTAATCGCACTATGACTTTGCGAACTGCATCCATATTTGCTGAAGGCCACGCTATCCACGCTAAGTGGCAGGGTTGGTTTCAGGATATGGGAACGCTGTACGGTAAGTGGTACTGCATAGAGTGTGGCGAGATGTTTTTTGGTGGTTCTGACTGCCATGAGGGACCGTTGGAATACCGAGAGGTCCCGTTATTTTATGAGCCATTGCGAATCAATGGACACTCAGATGGCATCCTACTAAACCTTGGTGACCCATTGATGCTGGAGATTAAGTCCATAGGTGCAGGCACCATCCGTTGGGAAAACCCATCATTATTTATGGAACACAATGGTGACCTAGATAAGATGTTTGCAGCGATTAAAGAGCCTTT